CCACGCCTAAATAAGCACCGCTACACCCAATAGCATCAATCCTATTCCTATCCAGTCTCGTAACTCTAGCACTACACCAGTTAGAGCAGCAAATACTGTACTACATACAATATAGATTCCTCCATAGATCACATAGGCTCGGGCAGGCTCATAAGGTTGTAGACTTAGAGTCCACGCAAATCCTATTAGTGCTAGACTAGAGATTAGGTAGTTGCCTCGAGACCAGTAGTAGCAACCTGCGATCTCTAGTGCGGCAGACAGGATGTAGTAGTGGATCATACGTTACCTAGTCCTACTCTACTGTATCCTAGCTCTCGTTGGATCTCTTTACGATTCTCACGATTGCGTTCTTTTAGAATGCGTTTCTTTTCCTTACCCTCGAGACATAGCCAGCACCCACAGCGGTAGCGGTTCTTACGACTATTCTTTAGTCCTCGATCTCTGTTCTTTCTGTCTGACATTGCATTTCCTCTAGTGCTAGGATTAGTTCTGGAATTACCTTCTTATCCAATACAACAGACACATTACCATAACGATGTAGCTGTATCGAGAACGTGGATTCTCCTTCTTTTACTGTAATGTATGGACCAGAAGGACTATTGATAGTCTTCATTGTACTCCTAATAGGTCTTTTATTAGTTGCTTTTTATCCTCTACTGGCATAGCAGTGACCATCCTGTTCAGACGTTCAATAATATATTCCGAGGATACTTCTATTCTTCCTATACTCGACCATTGAATACACTCATATAGAGTAATACAATCATAATCTGTATTGGCTGTTCTTTTTACGAACATTAGTTTATTATGGGGGTCGTCGAACCTTACCTTATGATCGACGAGAAAGTCTAGGAATTCTTGTGGAGTGTCGAATTCCTTATAGTCTGGGAGTGGTAGCATCTTTGGTGGGAAATTAAATACTCCACGCCACATTCCAATATCTCTAGGATAGAACCGAATCATTCTTCAACTCCGAAATGTTCTCTGATTTCCTCGTAAATGTCCAACGCATCGTGGTCTGCCGCAACATTGGCACATTCCCGAACAATCAACTCGGCGAACTTTTTCAAAAATACTTCTTGTAAATCGTTGGCAAAATCAAATCCTGGTAGTGGTGTATAACCAGCCTGTTCAGCAAGTTCTCGAATTCGTTCGTTCATTCTTCAACTCCGAAATGTTCTAAGATACGCTTTTGGTCTTTATCGTTCCATACAAGAGTGGCACATTCCCGAACAATCAACTCGGCGAACTTTTCCTTACTAAAGATTAGTTCTTTTCCATCCGCTAGACCAGTATCCACATAGACCAGAGACTGGGCTGCAAGTTTGTTTAAATCTATCATACGTTACCTAGTCCTATTCTACTATAACCCTTTACTTCTCGTTTTGGATGCTCTGGCCAGCCTCTGGGTTCTACGGTTTCTCCAGTTAGTTCATATCGAAAATCTGGATCATAGACCATGTGTCCACAGGTTTTGTAGTCTATACGCTGTGGATTATAGACAAAAATTACACCACGTTGCATACAGAATTTATTTCCTCTATTCCAGACTGGACCATTTACTGTACCAATATACTGGACTACATTTCCCTTATGCATCTCTTGGAGTGCTGTATGATAGTCTATCATATTCTTTTTACGTAAACAAGTAGCCCACGTTTTTGGGCTGTTTCAATCATATTCTTTGTACCACGTGAAGCACCGTCCCAGACTGCGATAAGTGCACTAGCATTCTCTGCCATCTTACGATTACGGATTGGACCAGCTGCACGACCATGCGTTTCCCAGTCTGCACGATAGATCTGCAGGGGTAAGTTCATCTCTTCAGAGTATCGTTCTCCTAGCGCATCTACACCAGTAGCACCACCAGAAACTACACTAGTGATATCCCAACCAGCTTCTTTAATCGCTTCTAGTAGGGTATCATAGTTGTGGTAATCACGACCACCTGCAATAATAGTTTTCATAGCAGTCCCGCTTCGGTTTGTGGTGGAGCAGGTGGAAGGGCATCTGAATATCGATACACGTATTCTGGTTTCTCAGGTTTAGTGTAAGGAAAGGTTACAGGTACACGAGAACCACTATTGGTGTAGTAAGTCTTATAGACTCGAGTTCCTGGATATCCTGCTTCGTCACTATCTAATGGACGAGACTGCCACTCCCAAAATACTCGACCATCGATATCGTAAACGCTACCATCTGGATCTTTAAACACAGTCGAGCAACGCTTGTTTTGTTTAGTATAGCCATGATCAACCCACTCCCAGTCCTCACCAGTTAGCGGGACGATTGGCTCAAACTTTGCAAGACGATCAAATAAGCCCAGTGCATACGGAGCAGTCGTACCAGAGTGCCCATGTGAACCAAAGAGATGTAGTAGTTCCAACAGTTGCTTGCAGATTAGTTCCTGCATTTCATCGTTGAACTTACCGTTCTCGTCCATCCAGCCAGCTGCACGGAATTCTATTAACGCATGTGATTCTAAATTCATCGTATATCCCTTATTGGTTTCCAATTGTCCCACTCTGTCTTATTGTACAGTGCCTGATACTTAGCCTGTAGCTCTAAAAACTCTGGAGTCTTTAGACTAACTTCTCGGTAGCCACCTTCGTCGATCTCGTCGATCCACTGGGGTAAATTAGGTTTGGTTTCCACACCATGCTCCTCCTAGTCCAGTTGGACACTGTGGTTGTGTACAAACGTAACCCATCACACCTTCCATCTTTAGACCGCACTTGTGACAGTGGTCTTTGATTGCGATTGGTGGATTAATGGTTGGCCACACTGGTTGTGTAGTTGGTAGTGGATAAGGTAACGGAGTGATTGGACGATCTCCAAGTTTTTCCATTAACTTACGATTCATCTCCATAGACTGCACCAGCATCTTATCTAAATGCTCGATTCGATCCTGCAGGAATTTAATCATCTCTTCATTCGTCATCTTGTTGCCTTTGCTCTTGCTTCGATCATAGACTCCATATCACCCTTAACGATTACGTTAGTATAGGTATCTTGAAGCCCACTTGCATGGTCTGTTACTCGATTATCTGGCTCATGGTAGGTACGGATACGTTCGCTACCTGCCAAGAATCGTTCTTTATCTTTATGGAAGTGCGCACGAACACGAGAAAGGCAGTTGATGTAAGCATTCTGCTTGTTCTCATCACGACTACGAGAAGTCTGTCCAGTGGCTACAATTCCAGTCGGCTCATGGATACAACGGCAGCAGTTCTGGTGTTTGTTACGATGCTGTCCACCGCCACCAGTTCCACTGAACCATTCGTATCTAAATTGATCTTCAGTTACTTTCATACACCTAATGCTTTCATTGCTCCAACAATACGCTCATGACACATACGTGCAGCATGCAGTGGAGTTGGTTGATTAAACTCACTTGCAACATCGAACTGCGTACCTTTGGTATTGGTATTCATCTCGACCTTACAGTACCAACCACCATCGTGGAGTGACAGACGAGGACGACCATAACGAATCATATAGACCATTAGCTCTTCCAGATCCATCTGCTCGAGACGAGTTGCATCAGATACTTCAGGTTTCTTGGCTAACCACATTCTTATTTCCCCACTGATCTGTTTCTACTGCCCAGTGCACAACACACCAGTCATCAATCGCATGCTGTGGATCTTCTATCAGATATGCACGATCTGCTTGGACTACCCGCAGCACCCAGTTACGATACCATGCGCTCTTGAAGATTTGTTCCTCAGACCAAGTCTCTTGTACATGCTGTCCGCACTCTCCAGGGAATGCAATTGTCCAATATTTCATGCCAATTCCTTTAACAATTCTACTATCTTTAAATTAGATGGCGAAGATTGATAATGTATGTTGTGTAAGATTTCACTAATATCCTTACGCTCACGCCATGTACCAACAAACACTCCATGTGGATTGCTGTAACCTTTTAGACTAGTCACATCCCTAACAATGATATAGTCGCTAATGGATCTCCAAGTCCCATGGGTAGTTGCATAGTCGGTTATGTTCTGCTTAACCCAACGCATACCCTGTTCATGGGTTCCAGCAATAACAAACGTCTTCATACTACTTTATTGGCTAATCGGAGGATCTTTACTTGGTCATTCGGTGCGAGATAGGCTCGAACTGCAATCTGTTTTCCGAACGTTAATGGATCATCGTACTGAGTAAACTCCACAAGATTGTTCTCCAGGATGAACTGAGCCATATCCATAATCAACTTCTTCTTTACTTCATCTCGGAATGTTTGATCTGACGTCATCTGTACAGCGTATGACTGATCCATTGAAGCACGACCAACAACCATCTTTCCACCAATGATGTAGTCATGGGTTTTAAAATCTGGTTCCTGCTGAAACATTACCAGCTGCTCTCGTCTACAATATCTTTTGTTACAGTGACGAAATGTCCATTGACCGTAGCACCAATAACACTAGCCTTAATCAGCGCACCAATACCACTGGATGTATCGCTAGTAACTTCTACAACATCACGATCTGGAAATGTATCCAAGAATTGTAGAATAGTTTGCAGATCATCTCTGTGTAAGTAAATGGTATCAATCTTGTTCGTCATCTGGATTACACTCAGTGAGTGTCCATAAAAATAAACCAACTAGTGCGGCTAGTACAATTAGCATTACTGCAACTAACATATCACTTCTCCTTGTCTTCTAGTTTGATCCAATAAGAGTATGAATCGTCTTCACCAAAATCATCTTCCTTTTTTGCGTGGTGTTCGCAATACGGATGGTTACCAGCAAACTGAGTCGAACGAACCCAATCAGCAGGTTTACCACAAACTAAACAAACTTCATTGTCCATACCAGATTTCATCGAATCCCTCATCTTCTGTTGGTGGCTCAGCTTCTAATTGTTGAGCCATATTTGATACAACTTCCCATGGAATAACTTTTCCTGGACGACTAGCGAGACGCTGTTGCAACTCAGCTGTTGGTGGAGTCTTCATTACTACTGCGATCTTGTAGTATTCTGGCAACATACGAATCTTTTTAGCACGAGTGGCAATGGTAGTGCTAGTCTGATCCCAGATAATATCAACTTTGTTTTTTCTGTAGAACACAACCTGTTCAGCCATCTTTTCTACAGCAGTCGGCATATACTCTTGGAATACTTCAGAGTAAGTTTTACCCTGCGCCCTAGCATAATCTTCTACAAAAGCATCGGTACTAACTACAGGCATACCCAGCGCCCACTTTTGGTTTTTAATCCAAGTGGACTTACCAGAACCAGGAACACCAACCATAACAAATAATCTGTTCATAATACATCTTTGTTCTTAAAAACTTTATAACAAACAATAGGATGGCGAACCAACATCCACAAAGCAATGAATGGCGCAATGACAATCGCACATACCATTACGAACTTTGGATTGTCCAGGATGGATGTGCGATGGGGACAGTCCCGACCTTGTCTGCAGTTATTATCACAACATTTCATTTCAAACTCCTTTAGCTATATTATACACTAAAGAATCTTGCAAGACAATTACTTGTTTTTAGGCACAAACTCTGGATCGAGTGGTGCTACTTTAACAGGTGTGAAGTGTAGTGGGAATTGTGGTACTGGTAGAGTAGCGGGATCAACTTCCTGCTTAATATCATATGCAATGGTCAAGTGCGGTTTGTAAGAATCATAATCACTTGTTGCGCCTTCTGCAGTTAGTTGCTTGTTGAGCATATTTGCAAAAGGATACTCTAATCGCATTACAAGGCATTTACCATCATTCTTGGTAGGAAATACCTCGTATCCAACAACTCGGGCTACATCTGCGCCAGCACTACCAGCATAGTTCTCTGCAGATGGAACAGGTGTACGAGAATAGATGATAGTAATATGATACGTTGATGGATCTACTCGCTCTTCCAAACCAAGATTCATATGCACGAAATTGTCGAGCACATCCTTGTCGTTGTCGCTTAGATCCATCGATACATACGTGCCATCTTTATGTTTAGCGTATTGTGATAGTGTTGCCAGCTTCATTGTGTTCCATTTCTTACATCTAGGTATACTTGGATCTCATCAGGTTTGAGACCATTACTGTGTTTATCCCTTACTGCTTCTAGATCTTGTTGTTGTCTTTGTTCTTGTACTGTTAGTTCCTTTAGTGTCTTTCTTGGGTTTCCGCACATCAGACACTTTGGATTGCCGCAATTTGCTGGGTTGTGCTTTGCGAACCGATGTGGTTGCTTTTCGTTTATCCCCAGTTGTTTTGCTATCTTTGCTTGCTTCTTTACGTGGCTTTCTTTTTGGTGGATTCTCTTGCTGTGCTTTTCTTTGCTTTCTTGGTCCATTAGAGTTCTCCTTTTCATCAGCGTAGTACTCATTATATTCATCTTCAGTCACTTCTCTATAAGAGATTTTCTCTACATAGTCTAATGACTCAGAAAAACGTAATTGCGATTTAAGATTGTAGTTTCGGCAAGGAACGATGTGGGTAAACCCACCTTTCCATTTCAGAGTTATAAAATAATACATTAGTCAAAAATAAATGCAAACACATATGGTGTTTCACTGTTATAAATTCGGAGTTGTTCTTTAACAATTTCTTCGTATGTGTATTCAATACAACGTAGTTGTTCATCTATATTGATTAGAGCAACTTTGTTCGGTTTTAGTTTATCTAATGCACCAGACAATGATACCATATAACCTTTTTGAAGACAAGAAAAGATGTGTATTTTATTTGCATCGACAGATTCATTGTGTTTTAAAATAAAATCATCACAGTAATTTCTAATAACACATTCACGCTGATATTTTCTGCTAAGATACTCAGATGTTATATCAGAGGAAGATTTTGTATCAATAATTTTTAGGTTACCACTTAAGTAGTGATTCAAAGTTCTGGTTATTACATCATCAACGTATGGGCTTCCAGGTGTGAATGACACCACAGTTGTAAACTTGTTAATTTGATGCTGCTGGCGTAACTTATCGAACAATGCTTTTAATACAGGCTTAGCTGACTCTGGTCCAATCTCAGTTTTGTGTTTCCAGACAGAACCGAATGTTCCGATAGTTTTATTATTTCTAATAAGCTCTCTAGTGAACGAGAACCCATTGTCTAATAGAATCTTATACCCAGCTGGTGCACTATATTGATCTGCTTTTATCTTTCTTGAATTGGTGTGGTCATAGTCACATGTCATCGCACCAACCCAGTCTTTGTTATTCTTGAGTTGTTGAACGATATCTAAAAACTCTTGGGTCACACTATCATTTGTAATAGGCAACCCAACTCTTATTATATCGTAAGGTAAACTCATACGACAAAAAATTTACGAACAACCCATCCTGCTAAGTCAAACTCTCCAGGATTAAATGCTTGATCGTATTTGGTAGAATCTTTGTGATGATTGTTATGCAATCCTTCTCCACCAAGATAGTAATGCAACCACTTGTTGTTGTAGCTTTTATCGTCTGTATCATATGTTCGATAGCTTCCTGGGAATTTCCAGTGAGAGACGAAGTTAACACCAAAGCTGTTGAACATTGCCATGCCCACAGGCATCAATACAAAGAAAACAGTAAACTGCCAACCAAACAACAGTGCAGTAATAACGCACAAAGCTGCCCAGATTTTGTAGTAGTGAGTATCAACGAAACGAATTTCTTTATCACGCAACAAGTCTTTGGGAATTGTTTTAACGCCCTTGGTCTGCAACCACCAGTCTTTAGGCATAATTTGCCAACGAAACAAACTAAGAGTTACTGATTCATATGGACTGTGAATGTCGTTTGGCTTTTCAGTGTATTTGTGATGGTGTCTGTGGTGAGTTGCCCATGCGATGGGGCTTCCTTCGCCACCAAGAATAGAGAAATACAGTAGGAATCTACGTTTCCACGGTGTTGTCTCAAATGAACGATGAGAGAAATAACGATGAAGTGAGATTTGGTTGGCAAAGAATGTACAGATTCTAGACCAGATGTATGCTGCTAACAGTGTTCCCCACATTCCGTAGTAAATACAATAACCAAATGTGAAGAATAATGCTGTCCAGCCAGCGAAGTAAAGTACTCGATAACGGTAGATTTGATGAGATAAGTCCATGCTATTTTCCAAAGTAGATTTTATGTTTCAACCTGATATTTATGTTACCACTTGTATTGTCGATCAGGATCTTTCTCGATAAACAGTTTGTCAATGAACCAAGCAGCAGTATCAAATTCGTCTGGTTTGACTGCTTGATTGTACAAACTTGGATTGGCATGGTGGTTATTGTGTAGTTCTCCTATCATATAGGAAACTAACTTGTTGTTCTGACTATCGTCTTTCGTTTCGAAGTTACGATAGTTTCCAAACCACCATGGCACATGTGACGACCAAGTGAAGTGAAAGCTGTTAAGCATATTATATGCAACAGGCATTAAGATAAAGTAGATCGTTATTCTCCAGTCAATCAGACTGGTCAGTAAGACAACCAAAAGAAACAATTTGTAGTAGTGCTCATGCATCCACTTGACAGTTTTATCTCGATACAAGTCTTTTGGAATTCTGTTTACTTGTTTGTCTTGATAAAATTTGTGGTTGTATGCACCGAATAAAACCCAACTGTGAAAGAATCCATGCTTTGGGCTATGTGTGTCAAGTTCTGTGTCAGAGTGCACGTGATGGTGTCGATGCATTGTTCCGTAAGTAAGCGGACTTCCAACTCCAGGAATCATACTCAATGCGAGTAAAATCTTATGTTTGATTGGAGTTGTGCGAAATGCACGATGAGAGAAATAACGATGCATCGACACACTCAAACCGAGATGTGCAACAACTACAAAGTTATAAACGATTGATGCTGCGAGCCACCAGATGGTAGTAGTCGCAGCATAAAAGATACCTATACCGAGCGCAAGAAACCCAGATAGAAGTAGAACTCTATATTTCCACATTAACGAACATTAATTTTAGTTGCAATCAAGGGAATAATCCACTTACCAACATCCAACTCATACCAAGCATGGCTGTCGTGAAATCTACCAGGAATTGCATGGTGGTTGTTTTGAAGAACGCTTGAACCTTGCCAAGTAATCCAACTCATCCAAGCAATGTTTCTGCTGTTATCGTCCGTGTTGAATCTGCGAGTACCATACGTATGAGCAAAGGCATTTGTCACAGCAGCAAAACAGAAACAGATAAGTCCACCAAGACCCATTGTGAATAACATTAACTTGACGCTAATCAACCCAAGAACGATAGCAGTAGCCCACCAGATCTTGATAATATTTTGCTCAAGCCAAACATAATAGCGTTGCGCAAGTAAACTTTTACAGATCATTAGCGGCAACTTATGTTCTTTCATATACCAACCGAAGCATGCATGTAAGAAACCATGCTGCGGGCTGTGACTATCACCTTCTTTATCAGAGTGCGCATGGTGCAATCCGATGTGAGTTGCACGATAACCGATTGGACCACCGAAACCACCTAGTAGCGCAAAGTAAGAAAAGATTTTACCAAGGATAGGTTTGCACTCAAATGCTTTGTGTGAAAAGTGGCGGTGAAGAAAGATTCCTTCGCCTACGACATAGCAAAGAAACCAGAATACGAATGTGGCGAAAAGCCAGTGCCACTGCTGAGTGGAAAATAAGACTGCAAGTGCTGTGAATCCCATCAACAATTGGGGGATTTGAACCTTGAAGAAGTGGCTACGATGGGTGACCATGATTTATCCTATAATGTATAATAATTGTATTTATACAGGAAGAAATAATGGAGCGGGTAACGAGACTCGAACTCGTGACATCTTCCTTGGCAAGGAAGTGCTCTACCAACTGAGCTACACCCGCATAATTGTATTTATACCATAATTCAGCACACTCCCAAGTGGCTGTCAATTTCACTTGTAGGTATTAACATGTTACCCCGAGCATTAACTTGCAAGACTATTCTCGTTCTGGCATGTCTTACGTGGAACCTAAACCCCGAATAAAGACAAAAGTGTACTGAATTATGGTGTCTGCTGTTCAACCTAAGTCATTAACAGACCATCGAATCCCGATCCTCCTCTTCCGCAAGGTTGAGTACATATCACGATGCTTGCGACCATATTGAAGAACACTACCGTGGCTTGTAAGGGTTTTCACCTTCTATTACGCTTTCACAGCAACCCCGACTTCAGGTAATCGAGACCTCGTTTGGCGTAGTGCACTTCAATATAGTGACTGGTGATTACGCACACCAGTCAATGCGTCCCGTCCTAGTTAGACTAGGTTTTTCCTAAATAGGTGTAGGTCACGAGATTGCCGTCTCTACCTACTCTAACATAAAAGGACTATGCCAGCATGAGTATTTATACATACACCCAAAAGTCATTCGACTCACTAAATCTCCAACTCTCTAAGTTATTCGACATCGAATATGTTCAGATCGATCTGACTGATGAAGAACGAACAGTCGAACGAGTAAAACACACAAGATTCACAAATCCTGGGTTTCCTGGAGTTGGTCGTAAAGCAGCAGAAACCAAGAGAAAACTTGGTATCCCTACAGGACTAACACCAGAAGCTGCACAACGTATGGTAGAAACCAAACGTAAGAAGTATGGCTCTAATACGTACCATATGCAAAATGCAGCAATCAGAGCAAAAGCAAATAACAAATGTTCAGAACTCGCTAACCGTCCGATAGTAGAACAACTTAGACAATTGGCGAAAACCCACCAATTGAAACTTGGATCAGGATGGGTTCGTAAACCCGATCACTGGATCCAAGAAAAGATAGACCAGCTTACGCTAGGTCGTATCGTGGCACCATAAGCGTTTTAAGCATAATGGCGTGAGGAGTGAAGTTCTCAGTGTCGCCACCAAGAACACCAACCATGATAGCTGGCGAGAAACCAGACACAAGGGCAACGCCACGAGTGTCGTACTTGACTGGCACGTTGTCGTGCGCATTCAGGTTCCAGAACACGATCTTTGGTAGATCGTAACCAGCTTCAGTGAACTTACGTTCGATCATCTTCATGGCTGAATCGTCGAAAGCAGCGCACTGGTTAAACTGCATGTCAGACATGATCAAAAGAACTTCTGGCATTTCTTCTTGTGGTACACCACCAGCCTTAGCAGTCTTCAGGATTTTATCCATCGCCTTAACCAAGTCAGTAGACATACCCCAGTTAGAAGATACCATTTGTTGAACCTTCTGAACAATGTTACCCTTTAGGTGCAGCAGTTCTGGAGAACCAGAAAAAGTCAGGAAGGTATCCTTAAACTTTCCAGTGTTCTTGTCTGCACAGTACAGACCAAGAGAAACTGCAACGTCCAAGCAAGTAGTTGCGCTTTGGGAAGCACCGCCACCAGCCTTACAAGTCATGGAGCCAGAAACGTCCACCAGAGGCAATACGTTAGCATCGCCGATGAAGTTTTCCAGAGCATCCCATTGTGCTTGCAAAGCACCCAACTCAGTAGAGTTGTAGTTCTTGTTGTAAGCACCGATAACACCCTTCAACACATCATATGGGTACACAGCACCAGCGTTGATCTTCACTTGAACAGTGCGATCCTTAGGATCCTTGACCAACTCTGCGACGTACTTTGCGTACTCTTGAGTGTTGCGGAAGAATGCCTTCTTGTAACGAGCATGTGCCACAGAAGGAACGTGAGAGAAGTTGATTGCATCCCAGTTCTTAGCGCACATGTCTTGTTCAACGACCTTAGTCAATTCAACAAGAGACTTACGATAGAACTTTGGAGACATGCCGAAGAAATTACGGATCTCAACAGCCAACTCACCCTTACGTGGAGTCCACTTAGCAGCCAGACCATTCTTTGCACGCAGGGCATCACCCAGCATGGAGAATGCTTGGTACTTCAACTTGTCGTTCTTCACAACAAAGATGTCGTCCCAACGACCGATCTCAGGAACCTTCATCAACAGCTTTGCAGCTGCATCAGGGTCATGCTTATCCAAGTAAGCAAGAATTTGACGGAACAATTCACGTTCACCAGCACCGCCACGAGCGTCACGCACCCACTGGGCAATACGCAATGCGATGTCTTTGTTTTCTACATAAGCAGCAACAAAGTCCTTAGTGATGTCCTTACCACGTGAAGCACCGATTTTGAAGAAAAGATCTACGCATGCAGATGCAGTAGACTTACGAGCACGCATGCCGTTAGTAGTGCGTGCAGATTGATTTTGAACGGCAGAAACGAAAGTGTTCATGGACACTCCTTTACAAATAACAGGCAACAAACGCCTAAATCAAAACAACAGGATAGTTTCCTTCTTTTTGTTTTCAGTGAGAAATCGAAACTCACCTTGAGAGAACCGTCACACGATAACCACCTTCAAAGCAATTAAGCTCCAGTGATTATCACAGTTCTTTCAGTTCTAAGTGGTAGCTTGCGCCACCAAATAAATTGGTTGCTGAACCTATCCTAACAAGAGAGCAATTATACATCAAATATAATTGCAAGTCAACGGGATGACGGGACGTTATTTGGTTTACTTGTAACCACGCTCTTTTGAAAACCCAGCGGAAATCATCTAGTGAAGAGGCACTAGCACCCTGCATAACTCACATGCTTAGACAGTTCTCTGCCATAACCTCTATTTCGGGGAGATACCCTATCTTTGGTAGTCGTAGTCTTGCAAGCAAGGGGTAACGCTCCAAAGCACTCTTAGTACGATTGATTATCGTGCTGTACTCATCCCAATTTCTAACCAACTAAGACAATATTATACATCAAAAATAGTTGCAAGTCAACAACTATTTTAGAAAAAGTGAGCAGCCGAAGCTGCTCAGAACACCTTACGGTGGAGTCCCGACTCAGAGTCGGGTTCTCTATTTAGTCAAATTATTTTAGAGGTTTGACCACTCTTTAATTGTCGCAGCATCAATCTTTCTTTGCGTACCTTTACCATACTTTGCTACCATAGAAACGATACGAGGGACGATGTAAAGTTGGAACACTACTTCATCCTTACGTTTCTTTTCCACATAACTGTATGGCTTGCCAGCAAGATATGCTCTTGCCAGTTCAGTTGCACGGGATTCATTACGAACATTCCATTTACGATGATTAGTCAGACTGTTTAATTTCCAGATCAGACCAATATCAGTACCTTTGGTGTATTTAATTTGTCCCTTTAGCTTTTGTTCCTCATGCTTGATAATTTTAGGCTCGAGGGCTAGATGTTTTGCTTTAATTTTTAGTTCGATACACATTTGTAATTCTCCTTGGTTAAAATAAATGAATAGATTAAGCAAAGAGAATCGTTACGGTGGTCGAATCTATGCTGAGAGTTTCTCCATAGCATATCCTTTCATAAAATAATTGGTGCTTCTAGCGGGATTTGAACCCACCTCAATCCGTTTTAGAGACGGTCGCATAAGCCACTCTGCCATAGAAGCATATTGTGTATTTATGCAGCTTTTTGATGCGACATAATGTGCTTCAATCTGTCTGCACAGTAAGATGCAGCGAATGCTTGTGGCTTAACCATAGGCACTACGTTACACATACCACGAATGTATCCAGTTGCTTCTTGGATAACGCAGCTAGACCCATACTTTTCGTTAGGGTTGATGTCCAAGTGGATTTCCACATCTCTGTGTTCCAAAACATCGTGTAGCTTTTGATACAATTCAGCAATCTTGTATACTTCGTTCATTAGACGCATACGTGGTCTGTTCTTCTTTTGATCCCAGTCACGTTCACGTTGTACTTCGCCAAAGATCTTACATCCATGCTTACCATCGATGTGTACTACAATAGCGAGAGTGTAATCTGCGTACCATTCATTTCCAATCGGGAATCTTTCAGAGTCTCCACCGATATAGATTTTTGTTTCTGGAGATTGAGCCTCAATGAAAGCCTTTACTTCATCGATGTCAATACGCTTCATAACACACCTTCGCTTTCTTGGTTAATAAAAACATGGAGCGGATAGGGAGAATCGAACTCCACTCAGCGCAGCTTGGAAGGCTGGCGTCCCACCTTAGGCTTACCCGCATATAATTGGTGCTCCGTGACAGAATCGAACTGCCAATTACGGATTACTAAACCGTAGTTATGCCATTTAACTAACGGAGCTAATTGGTGGAGGATAACGGATTCGAACCGTTGACTCAAGCGTGCAAGGCTAGTGTTTTCCCAATTAGACTAATCCCCCGATTTTTCTTCATCTTTCTTTTCTTCAGAATCTGTTTCTTCTTTTATATCACGCTGGAAGATAGCATCCCATCGCTTGGAATACTCCTCATGCGCAATGCTAAATGGTCTTGGAGAAGATCCCTTACCACCGTCACTCATCTTCATCGTCCTTGTCCTCTATATTTCTTTTTAGATTTTCTAGACTTGTTGAGTGTACTAGACTTACTTCCATTTTGAGAAGTTTTCTTTACAACTCGCTGATGTTTGCTATTACTTTTTCCCATAACTATTCTCTATAAATTTGGCTCCACAGGCAGGGATCGAACCTACGACCAATTGATTAACAGTCAACTGCACTACCGCTGTGCTACTGTGGAATAAAACTGGTGCCCCAAGAGAGACTCGAACTCTCAAAATTCGGCTTCTAAGACCGACACGTATACCAATTCCGTCATCGGGGCAAATTACTTACTACTTATAATGGTCGGAGTAGTAGGATTCGAACCTACGACCCTCTGCTCCCAAAGCAGATGCGCTACCAGACTGCGCTATACTCCGAAAAATCTTGGTGCCCCACGACAGAATCGAACTGCCGTATTCGGATTACAAAACCGACGTAATACCATTATACGAGTAGGGCAAAAACAACAGGATATCTTTTTGCTTTTTTCAATTACAAGTTGAATGCATTTTGGTTGCTGCAAATATCCTAAAACTTGGTTGCGAACGGTAGGAATCGAACCTACTATCTCCAGCTTATGAGACTGGTGAGATGCCATTTCTCCACGCCGCAATAATTTGGTACCTCGTGACAGGATTGAACTGCCGACCTTCGCCTTGTAAGGGCGCTACTCTACCGCTGAGTTAACGAGGCATAAAACAACAGGATTCGCTTTCTTTTCATTAACAGTGAAATTTATATATTGCTGAAAGAATCCTAAAAACTGGCGGTCTTAGGGGGTAACGATCCCCACTCTTCATGCGTGACAGGCATGCGTGCGTCCATGAACACTTTAAGACCAAATTTTGGTGGAGGCAGTTGGAGTCGAACCAACATTGTTTACCACGAGGGAACGGATTTACAGTCCGCTGCAGAACACGCCATATCTACAATGCCTCCAAAATTTATACAACTGACAACTCATTCGTCACGCCACCCTCATTCATGACCATTTTACCGATGATATAAAGCAGCTGCTCGGTTAGTGGTACGTAGTGATAGTCGTTACTTGTTTGCTACTAGGGTAATTAGCCCCAACTCACGCAGTTTTCGACGCTACGCTTTCTCGACATCTACAACGAATTGTCATGTGTATAAACTCTTTACCATTTATTGATGTTACTACGTTATAGTCTAGCCTTAACCGTACTAGAGTTTGATTTTAACGCTTCAGCTTATTCCCTATGCGTCCAAAGGGCATTCGCTTTCAATTCAACTCCTGATTGCGCTTTCCTAGGAGACACAACCACTCAGAGATTCACTATCCAGTGAGCACTGGAATCTTCCATAATAACATCATCAAATGGTACTCCATGGGGGAATCGAACCCCTCCTTCCCACCGTGAAAGGGTGGTGTCCTAGCCGATAGACGAATGGAGCAAAGATGGCAGTTTGTGGATGACTGCCAACCACTATCTAAGACCTCAGGCGTCCGACTTCACGTAACGACTTAGAGAGGATTTCAGAACAGAACCTAATTATACATTAAACATACTTGAAAGTCAACAAGTATTTTGGCGTCGCATGAGAGATTCGAACTCCCGACCTACGGTGTAGAAGACCGCTGTTCTATCCAACTGAACTAATGCGACAAATCTTGGTACCCAAGGACGGATTCGAACCGACACTTTGATGATTTTAAGTCATCTATCTCTACCTATTGGATTACTTGGGCATTCTTATATTCTTACCACGATAAGTGTCAGTTTGAGAGTGACAGTTTGGACATAGTAAGCGAAGATTCTCCAACTTATGATTATGTCTATTACCATCAATATGATCTAACTCTAATGGAGCAGGATGTCCCAACCATTCAGTTATACCACACGCTTCACACTTATGCTCTTTAACACCTTCTTTCAACAATCTTTGTCGCAACTTGTTTGATTGATACTGTGGCTGATTACCAGACAAAATATCATTTAAGTCCATTTTGCGATCGTCTAGTATCGGTTTACTTAAACCAGCACCAGACTGATTAGTAGTGAACACGCCAAGACGAATTGCATGCCGTTTGTATGTTCCATACTGAATACCCAATGACGCTGCTGCAGCCATCGCAGATTTTGAATTCTTAGACGCTTCAACAATTTCACTATCGCTACAGTTGATTCTCTTACCCATAAGACACTCCGAAAAGTTATTCTGATATGTCTATTTATAAGATAATCAACTTCAGAGACATTATTATACAACAACTTCGGTTAGAAGTCAACAACTATCTGGAGTAGGTGACAAGAATCGAACTTGCTTCCATGGGTTTGCAATCCAGTGCCCATCCAACTGGCTCCACCTACATAACTGGTACCCAGAGTGAGACTCGAACTCACAGAATTCTGCTTTTGAGACAGACACGTATACCTATTCCGTCATCTGGGCATAAAATTTGGTACTCCCGACAGGATTCGAACCTGTATCATCCCCTAATCTGGAGGCATAGCCGAGGTATAAGCTCGGAGTTTTACCGTTAAACTACAGGAGTATGGCTCCGTCTTGATACAAAGCCTCGACCCCCTATGGGTTGTACTTTGTATCTATTTTAACTCGGGAGAACGGAAGCACCGAGATTAGTGTCGACACACAATTGGCAGAGGGTGTGGGAGTCGAACCCACTCGCCGTATCACTACAACGACAGATTAGCAATCTGCTGCATTACCGTCCTGCCCACCCTCTATTACCTGTTACCGTTCTTGAACCCCACAGCACCACCCTGATCTTGAATTTTCTTCAAGACGTCTTCAAACAAGATGGGTCTGAACTCTGTTTGCTCGACGCATACAGAGTAGTACTGTGGGTCAACTGTTGTAACACCATACTTGTCAGTAACCATAACACGGTTGCTGTGCAAGTGTCCATGGATGTTACAACCAAAACGATACAATTGCTGCGGATGAACTGGTATGTGGCTTAACAACACACCATTCATTACATGATAACTACGAATATCTCTAAAGTGTTGAGTGTAATCCTCTAACCTAAAGATGTCGTGGTTACCCTTAATCAAAACTTTATCACCATTTAACCTGTGCAAGATGTTTAATGCCTTGCGGTTAATGACAACGTCACCTAAGTGGTAAACCTTGTCAGTTGGCTTTACAGTTTCGTTCCACATCTTGACCATGGCTTCGTCCATTTCATCTGGATTGTCCCATGGTCTCAACTTGGAACCATCATCACGCAAAAACTTACACACACCAGCGTGACCAAAGTGTGTATCACTTGTTAAGAATACGCTTGGCATATGTTTCTCCTTTAAAAATACAACAGGCTAGTTTGTTTGCAGTGGGAATTGAACCCACACGGTTTGATTAGAAGTCAAATTGGCGACCATCGCCATGCGTTGTGTTTGCTGTAACTAACCTAAAATTGGCGCCGAATGCTGGAATCGAACCAGCTAGTTTAATTAGTGCAGTAACTATTCTAATACAGAATACTTTTGATTGAGCTCCATGCTCACATTCGGCATAACTTGGTGGATGTGGTAGGGATCGAACCTACCTGTCTCGGAAGACCATGGGGTTACAGCCCACTAGAACGCCATTGTTCTATCACATCCATAATCTGGCGGAAAGCAGAGGAGTCGAACCCCATCCCATTTCTGAGAACCCAGTTTTCAAGGCTGGTCGCCGCACCAACGCAGCTGCATTACTTTCCATAACTTGGCAGAAGCAGTGAGATTCGAACTCACGGAGCCATTGCTGACTCGCTAGTTTTCTAGACTAGTTCCTTAAACCACTCGGACATGCTTCTATAAACAACAGGATACTTTCTTTGCGTCTGCTCTACCTGATGAGCTAATCATCCATGTGGATAATGTTGGAATCGAACCAACTACCTAACGATTATGTTAGAATTGCTGTAAGTATCCTAAAACTGGTACCTCTGGAGAGAATCGAACTCCCGTCTCAGCGTTCGTAGCACCGTATTCTAATCCGTTGAACTACAGAGGCAAAATTCTTGGTGGAGACGCTGGGATTCGAACCGCAGACAAGCCCTTTCACAGAGGGATAGCTTTAGTGTTGCAGGAATTATTCTACAGACAGAATAAGTTTTTTGCTGTGCTATGCTACCATTACATCACATCTCCAAAATCTTAATGAAATATACTGCGCCATGCGAGCCCATCTGCATGCTTAGGCTTTTTGTCTTCTCATGCTGCAGCATTTACGACTGTGGCGTCACACAATACATTTCATTAAGATGACTTACTACTTTTCCTATTATACGCCATAAGTCAAGGCGAGGCATTGGCACCGTAGACGGGAATCAAACCCGCCACATTCCGATAGACAGTCGGTTATCACCATCAGGTGGACTCTACGGTATAAATTGGTGGATACACATGGGACTTGAACCCATAACCTTCGCCTTGCAAGGGCGTTGCTCTCCCAATTGAGCTAGTGACCCATAATCTTGGTCTCGGACACAGGCTTCGAACCTGCACCTTCCTCGCCCCAAACGAGGTGGACTTCCTATTATCCCAATCCGAGATTAACTTGGAGTCGCATAGGGGTTACGATCCCCTCTGCTCAGGTTGAAAGCCTGATGACCTCACCAGAAGTCTAATGCGACATATTCAACAGGATGCGCTTTTGCTTTATTTCCAGTAAAGTTTGTTCATTGCTGAAAGCATCCTAATAACTTGGTGGTGATAGGTGGTATCGATCCACCCTCGTCGGCTTATGAAACCGCTACGCATCCGTCTACGTCATATCACCATATTTGGCATCCCGCCAGGGACTCGAACCCCGAACAACGGTTTTGGAGACCGCTATGTTGCCATTACACCAGCGAGATACAATTTGGTACCCACGATAGGAATCGAACCTAACGTCTCTCGATTATCAGTCGAGTGCTCTGCCATTGAGCTACATGGGTATAATTTTTTGGTACCGAAGATTGGACTCGAACCAACCACACACAGATTTTCAGTCTGCTGCTCTACCTGATGAGCTACTTCGGCATACAATTTTCTTTGGGGAGTCATACGAGAATCGAACTCGTGATAACGGAATCACAACCCGTGGTTTTGCCACTAAACTAATGACTCCCCAAAGAAAACTGGTAGGGGCACAGAGAATCGAACTCTGATTAACTGGTTAAAAGCCAGCTACTTTAGCCGTTAAGTTATACCCCCATATGGTCCACTCGCTGAGATTCGAACTCAGACCTCGATGATTAAGAGTCATGTACGCTACCATTAACGCCACGAGTGGGTTGTCGTATTAAATTGATTTTACGTGCCAACCCAAGACCATACGGGAGTCTTGAGCGACACTAACGTTTTGCACGTTTCATGTCGTTCTCCTTTGAACATTGTTACCAAACAAAGGCACACTATCACGGCTACCACACCTTTCGATGTCCTGTGACCGCACTTCAGGTTACATAATGTGCTTTTGTTTGGCACCCCCACTTGGAATCGAACCAAGGATAACGAGTTCAAAGCCCGTTGTGTTACCATTACACCATGGAGGAACAAAAGAGTCACCAGCTACCAGCGAACCTTCACTGGTGACTCACTAAAAATGGTACGCAAATTTTTAAAGATCAGCGCTGTCTCTCAACAGCAGGGGATGAATTCTACAGTAAAAAACTATGGAAGTCAACACCCTTAAAAATAACCCCACAAGATTGTAGAGTATAAAACAAAAAACCCTCGAAACTTTCGCTCCGAGGGTTTTGGTAAGTAACCTTATGGTATTCTAAGTCTTACTTGCCAAAACCCCCACTATCCTCAATGGCATAAAATGATGGGCGTGTGCTATTCCAGCCAGCTACTAACGGTAGCTGTTTATGCATTCTGGACTGACACAATATCGATTTCATAATTGAATTCTACACCATCTTTCGGGTTTCGTCAAGTCAACAACCCTACACCACGTAAGGTTATTTCTTAGACAGTAATCTATTTATAATGAATTATGCCTCAAAAGGCAGAAAAAGTCAAGTTTTTTAAAATATATTTTATACAGAGAACGAGCTTCCGCATCCACAGGTAGTCTCAGCATTCGGATTGTCAACTTTGAACGAAGCGCCCATCAGTTCTTCAACGTAGTCAATGGTTGCACCTTGCAAATATTGAATGCTCATAGAATCAACAAGAACTTTTCCAAAGTCAAAGTCGTCCTCAGCTTTGGTATCATCGAAGTTGAATGCGTAAGAGAAACCTGAGCAACCACCGCCTTGAACAGAGACACGAATAAATGGCTCTCCATTCTCAGCAAGTAGATCTTCGATCTTAGCAGTTGCGCTCGGTGTTAAAGTTATCATTTTAGTTTTGCTTTGATTGCTTCGATTGCATCACCAACAGTGATGATGCTTTCAGCTTCTTCGTCTGGGATTTCAAACTTAAATGCATCTTCGATTGAAATAACAATCTCTACCATCGTCAATGAGTCTGATCCAAGATCTTCTTTAATTTTAGACTCTAGCGTGATTGTTGATGCATCGACACCAAGTTCGTATGCAATAATGTCTTTCACTTTGTTTTCAATATCCAATTTTATCTCCTATACTCTAAAACTTTCACCACACCCACAACGATCTCGTTCGTTTGGATTGGTAAATTTAAAACCTTCATTCAAACCTTCTCGTTGCCAATCAACGATCATACCATCTATGTATGCGAGAGATTTAGCATCAGCTAGAACTACAAAGTCTGGTTGAGCGAAATTAGTCACACCAACTTCTACCGTGTATTCGTCTACATATTCTAGAGTGTAAGCAAGTCCGCTGCATCCAGTAGTCTTAACGCCCAAACGAATACCGACTCCCTTGCCACGTTTCTCAAGTAGTTGTTTGATTTTCTTTTTTGCTGTATCTGTTACGGTAATCATTTACAGCTGCCTTAATTGCATCTTCTGCCAAGATTGAACAGTGGATCTTTACTGGTGGGAGTGCAAGTTCTTCAGCGATCTGGCTATTGCGAATCTCACTAGCGTCATCCACATGCATCCCTTTAACCATCTCAGTGACCAAGGACGAACTGGCGATTGCTGAACCACATCCATATGTCTTGAAACGAGCATCTCTAATAATACCATTTTCATCTACCTTAATCTGCAATTTCATCACATCACCACACGCTGGCGCCCCAACCATACCTGTGCCGATACCTTCCTCTTCTTTGGAGAAAGAACCCACGTTGCGTGGATTTTCGTAGTGATCAATGACTTTATCTGAGTATGCCATAAACTTATTTAGTCTTCGGTGGATTATAGATGTTAGTCGATAAACTGATTCGTGGTTGATTCGAACGATTGGTTTCAACATAGTGAAGAACATAAGCAGGGAACATTACCATTTTACCAGCCTCAGGCGTAACCCTTTTGTATTTAATACCAGTTATGTTATTTTCAGTCAAACTTCCCCAGTTAACTCCACCACGTGGATCTACAAGAAGCAGATCACCAGCATTTTTGGGTGTGTTTACATAATAAACGCATGCCAGCAAAGTCCCAACATGATCGTGCAGGGGTAGAGATTCTCCAGGATTTTGACGACTAACCCAACCACGAGACATATGTGGATTAAATGGGTAATTGTGTGAGAATAAATTTTCTTCTTTAAAGTAAACACCCGCTGCTTGTTCTACAAACTCTAAAAAAGTTGTGCGCACTTTATCGATGTGTGTTCCTGCATTTTCCCAAATATTGTTGCTGGGCTGCGGCATGCTGATCTCACGCAGTAGTTCTTTATTGAAATGCGTGTCAAACCCAGTCTGATATTCCCACACTGGGGTTGACCAAAGATCTCGTCGAGCAATCATAAAACTTTTTTAATTTCAATGTCGCACTTGGTTAAAAAGTCTAGACCATCATCATTACGATATGATTGGCGATAGTAAACCTTTTTAATTCCTGCACCGTAGATTAGTTTGGCACAATCGACGCATGGAGCATGAGTGCAAAACATGCTAGCACCAGCGCCAGCTTCACCATCTCTTGCGAGTTTACCGATCGCATTCGCTTCTGCATGAATGACTTCTTTCTTTGTTACAAGTTTATATCTCATCCATTGGTTTGCATCTTTTGGTAGTAGTTGCTCAGACCAATCACCATCTTCACAATAGTATTTTTCTTCGCAAGAATTATCCCACCCAGCAGGTGTTCCGTTGTAACCAATACTAATGATGCGATTGTCTTTGACAACAACTGCACCAACCTTTAATCTAACTGCGCTGGATAAATCTGCGAATCTCGCAGCAGTATCCATAAATGCACTAATCCATTTTTCTTTCATCTAAACTTACCCAATACTTCATCAGCATGCGGTGTCCCATTCTCTTCTATCCAAGTATCAAAAATCTCATCTTTGGCTTGTTGGATCATAATAAGAACACGCATCGCATCGTTATCTGTCATAGAGTTTAACATCATCTTAAACTCTGCTTCTTCTAGACTTAGTAAAAAGTATAAAAAGTCTCGGTCTTCGTCTTCAAGATGTTGCACTTTCTTTGGCTTTCTTCTCAACAGGTGGGAGAATGCCAGCATCAGTGATCAGTTTACGAGTAACTTTCGGGTAAAGTTTGTGTAGCGTTTGGTCTTTAATAGCACACAAAAGTTTTGCTTCGTCTGGATGTACACCTTCGAGCAAAGAGATAAACAACTGCTCACGTTTGACTGGCTTGAGATCCGCACGAGCGAAGACGTATAGTCGGCGCAGTTCACCATATAGATTAGTAGGAGTCATACCCATTGGTTCAGCAGCAGCTTTAAATGGTGGCTCTCCTTCTGGAAGAATCCATTTCTTTGCTGGGTCAAAAGCATATTCGCAAATAGTTTTGATCAATACATTATACAGTGGGTCTTTTACATACTGTTCTATCGACTTAGGGTTTGAGTTGATATCCTCAAACACCTGTGTTACATATTTTCTCATCAAAATTCCTCAATCTCATCTAGGAGTAAACGGCAACGATGTTCGATTAGATAGTTCATAATCGTCATCTTATCGCATGTGGGTTTAGTATTTAGGTAAGCATCCCAGATCTGATTGCACACATCCGTCGGGATGTTATCAAATGCTACAAGGCGAGCATTACGATCCCAGTTACGTCGCTCATCATCATTACGACAAGCAGCTTTACCCAGCTTCATAAACTCTTCAAGACGTTTTGCGCTCACAGGTTTTTGTCGTTCACCCTTAACAAACACATCGTCGGCAGACAAGATGTTGGGAATACCATCACCTGTGTCGCCCTTGACAATGTGCTCAATCGTAAACTCTAGAATCTCTTGCTTGCTAGCAGTAACGTATTTCTTTTGCATCGGTGACCACTGACGAACATTGCCAGTAGAAAAAGGTGGCAGTTGCAGTTGCTTAAAGTCTTTGTCAGAAGACAAGATAAGAATAGGTTGAGGTTCTTCTACCAGACCTTCTCGTACCAGAGCATTAGTCTGACACCACATAGTCATAGCAGCAATTACGTCATCAGCTTCGGCACGTTCCAGATGAATAACCCTGTAAGGAAAGTATTTGGAGATGTCGTCACGCATCTCTGACAGGGTGTCAAAGATCAGCTTCCAGTCGAGATCAGACGCTTCACGCATCTTTTTACGACTAGCCTTATAGTGTTCAAAGATATCCTTACGCCAGTACTTGCGACCATCGCATGCGATAACCATCTCTCCATATTCCTTACCATACTTTTTCTTGTATGACTTGAGTGTGGAAAGGGTTACATGACGAATAAGATTCTTCACTTCACTTTCAGTACCCTTCAACTCACGCTGGAAGGTAAGGATGGCAGACAACGCTACCTGAGAATAATCAACGAGAATCATTAAAACGCTCCGAGCAAAATACACTCTTCATTGATTCGACCATTCGGAGTGGTAGGTTTAGTAGTTAGTTTCTTCAGTGCACCATTCAGTGCACGTTTGCCAATTGAAAGACCTTTGAAGAATTCCTCTGGCTTACGTAGTGTCATAGACTTGGACTCTTTGACATCAAATCCAAGTACACTAGTACCTTTCACAGACAATGCACCCTCTGCTTTATACACCTGAACCTTACGATACTTGGTATTGTATACCCAGAGTTCGGTTGCACCGATGATGTCTTCTGGCTTGCACGACTTCAGCTTGAGTTCGGCAAACTCTTTCATATACTTCATCTTAGCAACTTGCTTGGACAGGGGCACAGGTTTGCGCTTGCGAGGAGCACGAGTAGCCTTAGCAGTCTGGACCATCTGTTCGCAGTCTTCGATGATCTGACCAACAAATTTGTGGAAGGCTTTCAATTCACGCTTGGTGAAGTTGCTGTAACCCTCAACAAGTTGTTCGTCTTCGGCATTGATTGCGTCAGCAAGTTCGTTGTACAGTTTGACATACATCTCACCGATACGCTTGGCGATAGGCGCAGAGACTTCTTTCGCCAGAAGATAATTCTTGGCTGAAAAGTCAGTCTTGTTGAGAATAAAATCATCGATGGCACCATCAATCTCGCCAGCAAGATCGTGTGCCTTGTCGTCCATTCGCTCTTGAATAGATGGAGCAGCAGTGATAGGAACGACCACTTGTTCGTTCAGCTTCTTAAGTTTCTCTGCAGGGATCTTTTGTTTTGCCACCAGCACATTGAGCATATTGTCAATTGCACGCATGTGGTCTTCGCTTAACGTGTTGCCATTGCTGACCAGTCGGCACAGGATACCCAACTGACGAATGTCATAGTCGTTTGCAGAGTTGATAGCGATAACTGCAGCTTTGTTGCCCAGTTTCGCAAAGTATTCCAACGCATATTTCTTGCGTCGTTTTTCGTCTACATTGTTACTGTACCACACCAGCGCACTGGTGATTGATACATTGTAGTTGTCTTGATCCAGCATCGGCTCATCAACTGTTCGGTTGAGAGTTGCGTGAGCCTTTGCTCTACGTTTTGCAGTCGTCGCCATAGGTTCTTAGCCTCCAAATAATAATATATTATACCGCAGAACGCAATAAAAGTCAAGTATTACTTAAGTATTACTTTTTAAAGGAAATAAAACTATTACCACTAACTACACCACCCAGAATGACAGCTGCACACCAAGTGTCAAATGTCAGGGGGATCGCCAGTGCAGGGAACAGGGTATTAAGCGCCCAGATTGTTGCGCAAGGCATCAAAATGATAACGGCAGCTACCAGAACGATAATCAACAAAATTTTAGTCATAGGTCAAAACTCACTTTAGTTACAGAATCCCAGCGGAAAGATCTCCACTCTTGTTTTTCGATATCAAATACCCGAACTGCGGATCCAGTAGTCTGGCTACCTTCTGTTGGGGTTTTGGGCTGTTTCTCTTGGGGGATGGCTTCTGCGATGAGGGTACACCGCATTTCTCGTTCAGTACCGTCGAGTTTGGTAAAAGTAATGCGCAGATCTTTTGCGTTTCGGTCATGAAGTAGTCCTAGAGTCCAGTTTTTGAATTCATCGAATTCTTTTTCAGTTTTGAATACGGTGGGCATTTTCAACGCTTTCATAATATTGCACTAACGGTTTCCAAAAGGATAAAAATTCTTCTGGAGTCGCATAAAACTCTTTTGTTGTCTTGTATGTACCGACATCTGATTCAATGAGAGTCCTAATCATTCTAGCAGGAACAGGGATCTCACTGACAGTCAGCTTGTGTGGATAATCCATTCGCATTTCCTTTGTGTTTAGTTTTACGTGTGTAATGAACCTTAGACTCCACCACACGCATGCGGTACTTGGGAGTCCTCAAATCCTTGGCAACAAGGTTTTTAGGTTTCATAGGTTTATTATACACGATATCCTCTTACAAAGCAAATTTCTTTAGTACGTCTTGTGCTTCGGTGCAGTTGCCGAGCAGTTCATCCATTTCTGCAAGAATAACCATCTGAGATAGAGACTCAGCCATCTTGCGTTCTGATGGATCTAGCGAATCTAGGTATTCGCAATAATCTTCGTAGGAATCACGTTCCCACATTTCATCTAGCATCTCCACTTGGCGTGGGGTAAGGTTTTCAATTTGAATCATTATTTAGCTCCAATGGAAGACCACTTTGCAAGTTTCTCACGTTTCTTAACACCTGCTTTACCTACAGCAACTGCATCAAGAATCTTGTGTTCAATCATCAACTCAATCATACAAAGCAAGTCACCAACTTCTTCAGTTAGTCGTTCTTGATTCGAAACACCATTGTGGCTGGCATCCATACCGAATCGGAAAACCTTGCTAATCGCTTGAGTGACTTCAGCACACTCTTCTTGACAGATGAGCATAATCTCATTTTCAACGTTTTTCATAGTAACCTTTCATCATCCACTACTCCGTTATTCTACCCCAGAGTCAAATAAATGTCAAGCACTAAATGCAAAAACCCCACGCTAGGTGGGGTCTTAGTTAGTAAGTGCTTACTTACTTCTTAGGGTGTTTGCCTCCACATACTGGGCAACCCTCGTCTTGATTTAGACCCATAGCCAGATCCCCTGTGTTAGTAATAAGATTCCTAGAGCACCAACACCCCAAGATGCATAGTACATACGCATATCAACTGCAATAATAGAGGCAGACAGTAGAACAATTGCAAGTTGGAACAACATACCAGAGAAAGTCAACCATGGGCTATGCTGTTTAGCTTCGTCTCTGGCTTCTTCATACGCACGTGCTTTTGCAAGAAGTTCTTTCTTACCTTCTTTCTTCACAGGATCAGATTCATAGCGATCAATCTTAGCTTGCAACTCTGCCTTGCGCTTTGGATCTTTGGCTTCTTCAAGTTGTCCCTCAGCAATAGATTGCTTAATAGACTTTGCTTGGAAGAATGCATATGTGTCTGATGCTTTAATTAGGTTTGTCAAAGACGCACCACTGAAACTATTAGCAAAATATGTATTGATTGCTAGCAACAATGCCATTACAACAATTACTAATCCTGCTTTGTCTTTAATTGCAGCTTCACGCTCACTGCGAGTCGGGGCTTTCTTTACTTCTTCTGCCATCTTCAATTCCTTTTTGTATAACAGTCGGCGACTTTTCAACCACCGATACTACTTTATGTGCGCTGATCCAACCTAGTGCAGTAAAGAACCCAATTAGAAACGCACCTGCATACATTATTTAGCCAATGGATTGTCGAGAGCCTTCTGGATCTTCTGGTCTACAGTACGCTCGATCTGCTTCAAATGAGCATCAGTCTCTTTGCTGTTTGCACGTAGTTCTGAACGAACTGCAGTCATCTCATTACGAACTGCCTGAACAGACTGATCAGTTTCACGTGTTGCTTGTTTCTGGCTACGCTCTACGTTCTCTACAACACCCTCAACACGACGAATGTCTTGCTTCAGATCGTTCTTGATATCTTGTGTGTATTGAACAGACTTCTCTGCTGCTTGCATAGTCAGTTCCATCTTCTTGTTTAGATCAGATAGGTCTGGTGCTACATATTCAGCAATCTTCTTTTTCATGCCTACGTAGTCTTTGTAGACTTCGAATGCGCCATAAAGACCACCAAGAATAGAAGATACGATAGTGAAAGCGACCATCAACTTAGCAGGAGTGAACTCATATCCACCGATGCTGATAACGGTATCTTTACTAGCATACTTCTTTGCTGCTGCTTCTAATTCGTCAACCTTTGCGTTAACGTCTTTGATTTCTTCTGCCATTTTCTTATTCCTTTTTGTATTGTGAGTCTACCATCTCATTATGTAATCTGTCGGTCGGTCCAAACAGCGAACGCCCTAATCTTTGATTGTCTACATTTCTTTGATTATTGTAGACTGTGAATGGTTTGTAACCAGCTACATCTGGTAACATGGCTTTGGCATACACATCAAAACCTGGAGTAAATCCCATTGCTTGGATAACAACATTCTGAATCTGTTTCTGTTGTTCCATGTCAGCAACTTTACCCATCTCATTAGCTAGGTTCTTACCCTTCTCAACTGCCTCTGCTCTTGCAGCTGCTTGTCTACGCTCAGCCAATGCTTCACGAGTAGTTGGCTGAGCTGGTTTATCACCACCTTGTTGCGCTTGCTGTGGACCAGCTGGACCTTGTGATGGACCATCTTCTCTTCTTGCTTGACGATCACCTGCAGGCTCGTCTCTTTTTTCTGCTCTTTGCTGTTGTGGACCAGCTGGAGGTGGAGGAGCAAGTTGAACTGGCGCTGATGGTGCAGTTGCAGAGTTAACACTTGGTGGTGGAGGAGCGATGGTTTTATCTACGTTAGTATCACCTGTTTTAGAAACACCGACTGATACTGAACCATCTGTATTGATTGTTGTTGATACAGTATTTGTAACGACTTTAGTATTAGCTGGATCACTTGCTGCAACTGCTGCAGTGTTTGAAAGAGAAGTGTTTACTGCAGTTGCCGTAGTAGAATCTAGTGGAACCAAATACTTAATTGCATAAGCAGTTGCGTATCCCTTACAGTCTTTACTATACAAAGAGTCTTTAATACACTGTGCGTCTAGGTATGCCTGTGCATATCCTTCACACTTCGTGTTGTATAATGCATTGATTGAACACTGCTGATTAAAATAAGCAGTTTCATAACCAGCGCAAGTAGTTGCGTATAGTGGATTGATGGTACACTGATAATTCAAGTAAGCAGTTGCATAACCTGGACAGCTAGGATCACTTAATGCGTTGATAGTGCATTGCTGTGTTAGATAAGCAGCAGCGTAACCTGGACAGCTAGGACTATACAAAGGATTGGCTGTGCACTGCTGAGTCAACAATGCTGCAGCATAACCTGGACAGTCTGGGCTAGACAATGGATTAGATGCGCATGCATCAAAAGTATAGTTAAGTGTTAGCGAAGGATCTTTAACTTGTGGACCATAATAACCAGCCCAGAAACGAGAATCTTTGCCACTAAAACTCAAAGATAGATTAGCGATCTGAGACGCTAAGAATCCAGGAGCAGTAAATGTCTCTGTTCCTTTAACCTCTGTGAAACCATTTGTAGTAGGACCAAGCGTCCATGTCTTTGAGTGTAAGGATGTTCCGTTAGTTCCAGCAAAATTTACTGCAGCTGATAAATTACCAGAACTCATATCTTGATTTAGATATTGCCATGAGTAGTTATATCCAAGGATAGACATACCACTGTTTTGTAGTGCAGTATTGAACGCATATATGTTAGCAACAGTTGCCTGTTGATAACCGAAGTAGATAGTGTTAGTAGATGAGTTATAACCTGGAGTCGAACCACCACTCAATCCACCACCAGTACCAGTATACGTAGTTGTATTAGACCATTGATTTCCACATACACCAGATGTAGTTGGACTGCTACAGATACTGATTAGGTTTGGTGAAACTAGAGTTCCAGATGGAGTTGGAACTTGTGCTGTGCCATGGCTGGATAAAAACCCCGCCATCAAAACAGCAGCAAGAACTTTGACTACCTTCATAGGTTAGTCCTTGCTCTTAACCTTTTGTGGAATTCTGTCTGGGTTTGATGCCCAAATCTCTTTGGCTTGTTCGCCGATTTTACCATCAACTGGACAAGGTGTGCCTGCATTCATCATCGCTGAGAATACACGTTCATCTTGGCACATAATGGCTACTGCAGCAACTTTCATACCCATATCATAAACGCCACGAGCGAGTTTTAGTCGTTCGCAGTTTTTATCTGTCATGGTTCCGCCCATGGAGATACCTAAGATTTGAGTTTGTACTGCGCCTGATGCAGCAACTGCACAGACATCAGAATTAATGACTGTGATTGCTGGGGCAACTGCAGTTGGTGGAGGAGATTTGACAGTGGTTGTACTGTCTGATTTTGTGTAGCTAGTGCTATTGGAAGTCGAGTCAGTAACGATGGGATCTGCTGCCCATGTTGATGTAGCCATAACAAAAAGCACCGCCATTGCAGCGATCTTCTTGTTCATTTTTTACCTTTTTATTTAATGTATTTCATTATAACAATACATTTCACTCGATTCTATTTAGGAGTTGCAACTCTCAAGGCGTTATTCTTCTTCCTGCAGAGTCGTACTCAATAGGTTTACCCTTTTCACTGAGTTGAATCTCTTCAACTTCTTGTTCGATGGATTTAACACCAATAGAATCATTAACTTTGTTTAAAAAAGACTTTGCTTTATTTGATGCATTATCTAAGTTACGTTTTCTATCGTATAGTTCTGGAGACCATTCAGTTGGAACTGGCTCTTCTTCAATATTAAGCAGTTCTTCTTCTGTTGGTTTTTCACCAACATCAGCAACCCAAGCATCAGGTTTATCTTCGATAGTAATATCGTCCTCAACCTTTATTTCTTTAGGTTCTTGAAGATCTATTTCTTCATCTCGTTTCTTAGTGAAGAAGCTAGTCCAGTCTGGTTTTTGACTGTGTTTTAGAGACCAGTTAGCTGCGATAAGCATTAACACAGCTAACGGATCAAATACAGCAACGATTAATAGGGTTACTATTCTTACTGCTTTTTCGAGGATTTCTTCGCTGGCGCTTTCTTCGTAGATGAGGGCTGCGATGTACTTGATTGGTCCGACTTCGGCTTCGACTTTACGGACTTCGCTGGCGATCGGCGCTCTTTCTTCGTTGAGTTTGGCAACTCTTGTTTGGGCTGCTCCAATATCGTTGAGGATTCTGGCTCTGTCTTTTTGCTGTCCTCTACGGATGGCAATGGCTCGCTCTGTTCCTTTGTCGTCTGTGGTTCTTGATATGGTTTGATCAACTTGAGCATCGAGTTGAGAAAGTTCTTTACGGCTTGCATTGATGTTTTCCTTTTCTGTTTTGATCTTCTCATCAATCAATGCTAACTTAGCAGCAACATCGCCACTAGGTACAGCTTGATCAAGGTGAGCCTTACTTAAGAAACCGAAAATACCCATCGATGTTAACATCATTAGGATAACCAACGAAGTTGTGAAGTACACCTTCATTAGTTTTGGGATTTCTTTCCAGTTGCGGTATAACCAAGAAGCAATAACAAGTTTGGATGTCTCAAGAAGACCACCCATCACAGCAATAGGGATTGCGGCTGCAGCAAAGATCGCCATCAATCCAACGATAGCGTACCATGCGGCAACAGCTGAAAGAGATAATGCTACTACTAGCAGTAAGTAAGTCATAACTTGTTTTTAATATGAGATCCGTGAATTCTACACATAATGTTATTATTATAGTAGTCGTCCGATTCTAATACTTTCCGTGCGAATTGTTCTCTTGCTTCGATATACGAGCACTCTGCTTTAGACTTGCAGAAAAACAAAATCTCTCGGCTGAAGTTTTCCTTCCCAAGAGACTCTACATCTTTATTTAGTTCGTTGGAAGAACCGTAATAATCGAGCCAATCTGATTCGACTTTACCTTTTATCTTCTTTTTCTTCTTAGTGCCATTCTTTAAGGTGACAGTTTTATAAGTCGTTTTTGAGAACTTGGCAAGTTTTTTGCCGATATACATACGACTGTTGGCTTTGTTTACGATCAAATAAACAAAGCCAACGCAGTCCTCAGGCAATTCCGTTATTTCTTGATTGTTGTAATACCAAGTCATTCTTCATCGTCGAGATCCTCCTCTTCGTAGATGTCAGCCGAACAAACTGGGCAATACACACAATCTTCGGTGCTGTGGTCATCTCCCTTGAGAGTGATCTTTCCTCTCGCTCCACATTCTGTACACTCAAAGTATTTAGTTGCCATTACGCTGCCTTCCCCCAAACGTCGTCCCAGCTACCAGACAATGCACCCTTGGCATAATCTGTTACACGATTCTCAAAGAAGTTACCATGCACTGGTGCATTGATCATTTCTTCGACCCATGGTAGTGGGTTCTTTTTAACTTTAAAGATTCCTTTCATACCCATAGAAATCAAACGACGATCTGCGATATAACGAATGTATTGCTTGACTTCTTCTTGCTTTAGGTCACGCATATCACTACCAGCAAAAGACAAGTCGATAAACTTGTCCTCAAGTTCAACCATCTTCTCAGCAATGGTATATATCTTGCCTTTTAACTCATCATTCCAGATCTCTGGGTTTTCTTTGACGTACTCTTTGAACAGCTTAATCATAGACTCAGCATGCATCGTTTCGTCAACGATAGACCAAGTAACAATCTGTCCCATACCCTTCATCAATCCATGGCGTGGGAAATTCAACAGCATAATGAATGAAGAGAACAACTGCATACCTTCAGTGAACGCAGAGAACACAGCGATGTGTTCAGCAGTAGAAGCTACTGTTCCATTACGTGAAGACAATTCAAGAACATAGTCATGCTTGTCACGCATTTCTTGATACTCTAGGAACTCAGTGTATGTAGACTCTGGCATACCTAGAGTTTCAATCAGGTGAGAGTAAGCAGCAATGTGCAGGGCTTCACGAGCAGCAAAGCCACTCAACATCATACGCACTTCTGGTTGTGGAAAGTATGGAAGGTAGTTCTTAATATAACCACCCGCTACGTCAATGTCACCTTGTGTAAAGAAACGGAAGATGTTAGTGAGGAATTGTTTTTCTTCCTTGGTCAACTTCTTCTTCCAGTCCTTGACATCTTCCATCATAGGCACTTCGGTATGAAGCCAGTGTGCCTGTTCGTGTTTTAACCAAGCCTCAAAAGCCCATGGATAGTTAAAGGGTTTGAAGTATGTTCTTGTGTCTGTTAGTTTACTATTTTTCTTTACCATTTTATCCCTCGCATGCTAGACATTCGTTACCCTGCGCCAAATCGTGCAGATTGATTTCTTTAATCACTTCACGTTCGATCTTCTTGGCAACTTTATCTGCCTTTGCGATCTTATCAGAACGACAATAGTACATCGTTTTAAGTTTAGATTTCCATGCCATAAAGTGCACCGCATGGATATACTTGATATGACTATCTGGACGGAAGAATACATTCAATGACTGCGCTTGGTCTACATATACTTGCCTGTCTGCGGCATGCTGCACGACCCAACGCTGGTCAATTTCCATAGATGTTTTGAAAACATCTTTTGTCCAGTCGTCCATCCAATCGATATGCTGAACCGAACCATCATTCGCAATAATACTACGCCAAATTTCTTGGTATTCATCTTCACCTTTCGGAGTCAGTGGCGAACCATCTGGTGAAAGGTGAGCCATAATGACCTTATCCAAATAACGATTCTTATTTAAGTGAGAACCCGATAGAGTGTCCTGACGATAAGCGTTAGCCCTATAAGGTTCAATACTAGGAGAGGTATTGCCCATAAGAATGGAACTTGATGCGTTTGGTGCCACCGCCATTAAATGTGAGAATCTATTACCAGCCCACTCAGGTTTTGTGATCTTTTTAACTTTCATTTCATTCACTACCTTCTTTGATATTCAATTGTTTCTTAGTGTGCTCTACATTACTATGTAAGGAATCCATACCTTTATCTAAAGTATTCTTGGTCATATCTGAATGGTGAAGTTTTCCTTTGTTGTAGATTCTAACTTGATAACCATATCCATGATCATGTAGTTGGTGATCAAAGTCACCAACTTTTATAGATTTTACTATTTTTGACTCATTAATATACTCTGTAAATGATTTTGTCATGTCTTCTTCCTTAATTGTGCGTTCTTAGTAGAAATTTCTTTATTCTTCATCGGATTGTTTTCGCTAAATCCACAGCGACCACGAACCCAACCTTCTGGAATTTCAGTGTTTGGTGGTAACTTCTTTTTAGCGTTTTCAGATTTTCAGATCATCTCCTTCAAGGACGGCACAAGCACGAATAAGCATCGTTTCACCATTTCGGATGACAGTAACAGTATCAGAAGAATTAAACTCAACGGTATTGCCAGCATCATCTTCGAAAAGAATTTTACTTTGTGCATCTGGCGCTTCACCACGCTCAGATCCCAACTTCTTGTTTGCCTCATCTAACTTACCTCTTATGTGCGCAAAGATTTGTTTATTCAGTCCAACTGCCATAGATGATTCCCATGGAATGTTCTTTCGTTGCAGCAGAGCATGCCAACCAAGAGCACCTATACCAATAGAACGCTCCATAGAAGCCGAGAACCTAGCACGAGAAATAGCATCAGGAGCATTATCAATAAAATATTGTAGAACATTGTCCAACATTTCCGCAACATCACGGAGAAATAGCGGTTCGTTTTTCCACTCATCATAATACTCCAAGTTCAAAGATGACAGGCAGCATACTGCAGTACGTTTTTCATTTGTTGGCAGAATAATTTCTGAGCAAAGGTTAGACTGATGAACCTTTAGACCCTTGTCCTTTAGCCATTGCGGCAGTTTACGGTTGGATTCATCGATAAAGTGAAGATATGGCTCACCAGTAGTCATACGCATTTCTAGAATTTTCTGCCAAAGTTCTTTAGCAGAAACAACTTCACGCACTTCACCGCTGTGTGGGTCACGCAACTCCCAAGAGTCATCTGCATCGTGATCAACCATTGAACGTTCGATGATTTCCATAAAGGAATCTGGAATGTTAATACCATGGTGCAGATTCAACGCACGCATGTTCTGGTCACCAGTTGGCTTACGCATCTCCAAGAAGATCATAATATCTGGGTGAGAGATATCAAGGTAAGCAGCGTAGCTACCACGACGAGTTCTACCTTGACGATAAGCCAGCGAAGATGCATCATACATCTTTAGGTGAGGCATAACACCAGTTGACTTGTCGTCAGCTGAACGAATACCAAAACCAATACCTACACCACCCCCAAGCATAGAAAGCCAGTTGGTTTCAGATAGGTTGTCTACCAAACCCTCTGCAGTGTCTTCAATGTAATTTAGAAAACAACTGATAGGCAAACCTCTCT